TCTAATTTATTACCAAATATTTCTAAAGTTTTTTTATCTGAAAATATAGCTTCCAATTCGCCTCTAGCTGTTTCACTTTCTAAAGATGCTCCAAAAATAATAGATTTTTTTAAAGTTTCAATTTGATCTAATTTATTAGTTCTTAAAGAATTAATCATATTAGTTGTGGCTTGAACTTTTATAGAATGAGCATCTTTAATATTTTGTTTTGTCATCCAATGTTTAAATTTCTTTTGAGCCATTGGAGATAAATTGCTACTTGAACTATCAAATATTTTTTGCCAAGCCTCGTTGTAATATTTAAGAGCTGCATCTGGATCACTCATTTGTGATGCTTTTAAAGTTATAGAACTTAATCCATCAAAAGTATCTGAACCATTCATAACTTCTTTAGATTTTTCTAAAACTTCATTATCTGATTTTATATCTAAATGTTTATAGTAAAGTTTTTCTCCAGATTGAACCATGCCTTTAAAAGCTCTACCGATAGAACCAGCCTCACTCATACTAGCGAAAGCTCTATTTTCTACATTTGAAGATTTAGCTGTTGGTTCTAATTGTGATTTGTATAATTTTATTGCCATTGTTTACCCCGTATAAAACATTCCAGCTGTTGATAATAAACTTTGTCCAGCTGCGTAATAAGATGCTTTCTTTGCAACCTTGCCTCTCCATCTTTGAAGATCTGCGTCTGCTTGCATCATAATTGCCTCGTTCTCTTTTGTTGCTATTGCGTTTTCTGCATTGTAAGTCATAATATCTCTATCAGTTTCTAATTCTAATGCTTGATCGTAAAGAGCCTCAAGAGGTGTACCTTCTAAGGCAGCTCCACTTGAAAGATATGCAACTCTAGTTTCGCCTTGTATTTGTTCAACTGTCTTATCAAATTTTGGAAGATTAAAGTTGTTGTGAACAGACATTATCTGTTTTGCCTCTTCCTCCTTAATCTTTTTATTACTTTCTATAATCCTTGCATTATATTCAGCTGCCTTTTGTTCAGCCTTACCAGCAAATATATCTCCAAAAAAACTCATTTTATAATCCTCGCAAATCTATAAAAGTCTGATCCATCTGGACCATAACCTTTCATTAAACCTTCTTCTTTCAATCCTAAAAATTTTACAAATTTTAATGCAATTTTACAATCAGCCTTAACTGATGTTTGTAATCTTCTAATAAAATTATTTTTTATCATCATGTCCGTTCTTTGCTTAATAACCTTTGCAAATGTTATTGGATAGTTATTTATTTCTTTTGTTGCCAAGACCCACCCCTCGGCACAGCCATCCCAGAGGGGAAAGATCCCTCCAGCCGCTATAGGTTTGTTATTCAATAACCCTGTAAACGACATTCCAACTTCTTTTAGATAATAAGCATATTTTCTATGTTCTGGTCTTAATTCTAGTAATTCACTATTTAAACCTTGATCTAAAATATAATGTGCGTGTTCGTTTTCAAAAGGTACAAATTTTATATTAGACACTCTCTGTCTCCAATCTTGGATAAATACCCAGGATAGTCATTGGTAGAGCTTGTGGTTGTTGAACATAAACTAATCCTTCTGTGCCATAGCCTGTGTCAAATTCCACTTGTTTATCTCCAGTAAATAAAGGAATAGGTAAATCCATTGGAGATCCACTAGCTCTAAAATCTATTGATGTTAAGTTTGCTGCATTGGGTCCAACTTTAGCTCCAACGGTATCTTGAAACCTAACAGATAAATCATAAATTCTTTTTGTTTTCGTTTGAGTTGTTTCTGTATAACCTTCATCTAATCTCATCGTTTGTAAATCAGATGTATAAAGTAAACCAACTTTTGCTTGCTCCGTTGCATTGTCTATTGATATACTTCCGCTTGAAACTGTCTTTGAGGTTTGTGCAGCACCTTCGCCAATAATATCTACAACTTCCCCTTCTAAATGATCTAATCCTGTAAGTGTGGATGTTTCATCGCCAACATAACTTAATCCACTATCTAAATAATGGAATGCAGTAACATCTCTATTAAAATCAAATGGAGTAAAGTATTCTACATATCTTCTTACAGCTCCGTTAATCCATCTTTGAACTATAACCCAAACTTGATCTTCGTCTGCATCGCCATCAATTACCGCAACACTTTCTACTAAAGCATGAGTTAAAATATTATCTGTTTGCTCCGATGTGTGAGCTGAAGTTAAACTAACAACGGTGTCTAAAGTTTTATCTGAATAAAGTTTAAATTGGTTGTTATCAATTTTTTCAATATAATATTTTGTATTTTCAGATAAACCACCAATAGCTGTTCCTGTATTATCATAATAAAAAATATCGCCAGTAACAAAACCATGAGATGCTGAATAAATAAAATTAGATGAAATATTAACACCTTGATAAATGTATTGAGTTGTGTCTGAACTTGGAGCTGAAGTAAAAGATACAGCCGTTCCCGCAGTAGCATTCGATGCGGTTGTGGCTAGTTTAATGGTATTACTATCGGTTGCGATAGCATAATATAATGTTGAATTATTTAATCCACCAATAGCATTAGAGCCAGCATAATAATAAACTGGATCAGCAGTTGATAAACCGTGTGATGAAATAGTAATTGTATTAGCTGTGGTATTTACATTTGAAGAATTTGAAGTGAAACTAATTGATTGTTGAATAATATTTTTTGTAGTGTCAGACTTACCGCCTATAATGTGTCTATGCCAAGCAACAACATTTTCTAATCTGTTATAAGTTAAACCAGTTAAAATTCCATCTGTTCTTGCTCCCCAAACAACTGAATATGGCTCTTGTTGGTAATCCATTTGAGTAATACCACTTTCAGTTATATGTTCAGAAAGAATAGTTAAATCTGGAGCAACATAACCATCGGTATCAAAATTATAAGCAAGTTCTCTCATTTTTCTTTTTGCTCTTTGTAAAAAGATAGTTGCGTTACCAATAGATAAAGCATCTACTCCCGCTGAACCATAGTTGGATTGTTTAATGATTGAAATATTTGTCGGTGTGATTGCAGATGCGGTTCCAGCAGAGACAGCATATTCTCCACCCGTTGTCATTACAATTAAAGTTCTCGTTGCCTTCATAGCTTTAATCGCATTAACCTGGTTGGATGCAATAGTATAAATCATAGCATCGTCAGCATCAGTTCCAGCTGTCATATTCTCATAATCTCCAGACTTTGAGAAAAACATAGTTTGTGGTTGATCGGATGTTCCAGCAAATACTAATCTTTGTTGAAAAAATGTAACTACCGAAGGATGACCCGTGGTATCCGAAAAAGAACCTAGATTAAATGCTGCTGTTGCATCGGTATTAGCAAATGCTTTAGTGATTGTGCAAACTACAACGGTTGTGTTAGTTCGTGCTGTAATTACAGCCTCGCCACTATTAAATTTTAAAATTCTTCCAACATCTGTTGTTTGCCAGCCATCGCCACCATTTATTCCTGTGGTTGAGCTAGCAGTTATATTAACACCCGTTCCAGTTCCAGAGGATGCTGGAGTTAAAGTTGTTGCTGTAGTGTTGGTATCCATGTAGGGACCAGTTTCAGCAAAGTCTACTTCTGAAAGTGTCCAGGATGTATGACCCGTTCTGGATAATTTAGATGCCTCATGAGATGGATGGCAGATATACATAACGTCAGCGGATTGTGCGAATTTTAAATCAAATAATTGTGCTGTCGTATAACTGGTTGTGATTTGGTAAATTCTATTGGCTACACCAGCGGATGAATAAGCAGTATAACCAGAAGAATTTATATCTGTGCCATCAACATCTTGCAGTTCAAAAGTATTAGTAGTTTTATCAGCTACTTTAAAAGTTTTACCATTTACTTCTGTCATTCCAACAACAGATGAGATAGTTACAAAATCTCCATTTGAATAACCATGAGAGTTAGATGTAACTACAGCTGGATTAGCAGCAGTAATTCCAGTAATAGTTTTATTAGCCTCTACAATTTGACCGTCATCTTTAAAGAAACGAATATATTGATTGCCAAATTCTAAAATGTAAGTTTGTTCAGTTGAAAATGTAAAAGGAATAAGTCTTGTTTTGTTTGCGGATGTTTTTATTTCAGATACAAAATAAGTTCCTGGTCGTCTTGTTATTGGTCCATGTGGCATAACCACAAAGTTTTCAATATTCGTTGCACCATTAAAGTATTTTGCAAAATCTGTTCTTCCCTCCATAGAAGAGGAAAGCTCCCCAGCCGTAAAGCTAGGGATGCTTAAAAGTTGTTTTCCCATATTTAGTATCTACTATTTAAAAAATCTTCAGTTATGATTTGATCTGTTGGAGCTAATTCTGGGTTAGTATTGTAACCTTCAGAACTATCTGCGTGTCTTGCCTCTGATAATTTAGCTTGATATTTTTCTGCCATTAGTTTTGCAACTTGTAGATTGGCAGTTATAGCATAAGCTATATCCTGTGCTAAATGTGCAGAGATAGTTTCTCTTAATAAAACATCTAATTCGTTGACATCTGTTATTTGTGCTAAATAAATTAAATAAACAGAACTTTCACTAATTAATAATTTTCTACCTTCAACTTTATAATCGGAATTATAATCTTTAATTCCTAAAATTCTTAAACAATCTGCGGGTAAAGTATATTGATAATCAAAACCCCAGGCTGGAGTATCGCTATCTTGTGCTAATTGAACTCTTTTAATTAAACAATTCCAAGGATGAGATCTATAAACTGCATCTCTAATTGTTGTATATCTTTCATTGCATAGTCTAGCATTTTTACTATCGTCTGTAAGAGCTGTAATTGAACTTGCTCCTAATTGATTTAATGCTGAATTACAAATTTGAACCACACTAGCCATCTAGTCTCCTAAAAATAATTTTTTTTGTAAAGCATCTTAGGCGGGTTCCACTCTCGCTTTCCCCGCCTAAAATTCTATTTACTCTAGTTTACAACGTAATGAATGTTGAACGACATATCGCCTTCAGTTCCACCCGCAGCAGCCATAGTAGCCGCTATGTAGTAGTAACCTCCAGGATCAGTTGACGCTCCAGCCATTTCCCACATTGTTGAACCAGCAGTATTGATGTTAGCAGCCTCAAATCTTACATCTGCCATAGCAGCAGCATCAGCCACCGCAGTTGCAAAGTAATCTTCATCAACTACTGTTCCATCAGTTTGATAAATCCCAACATTGAAAGTACATGAACCCCCAAGTGTATCTGAACCGATCCAGATTTGCGGAACGGTTGCATTACTTGGTATAGGTGCAAGCATAACAATATCGTCATCATCACTATCTCCAGCCGCAACAACTATAGTACCTTGAGCTACACGAACTACTCCGTGTAAAAGTGCTGTGTTGTTAAGAACTTGAGGCGTAGCTTCAAAGTTTGCTACTAAGTCTGAGTTTTTAGTTCCCATGATTTATTTCCTCTCTATTGATTATGCTTCATGACAAGGGATTTGCACAACTTTTTCTTCTTCCATTCTAACGGCTCCCAAACTCATCGCATAATAAACTTGCGTACTATACGATTTGTCAGCACGTTCCGAAATTTTTGCCGATATATCTTTTCCGATACCTAACTTGATGGCATCTTCAGTATATGCAAAAACTAATCTGTCAGAAGTGTACGTTGCATCCTTGTTCAATCTTGTTGACATTATGAACTCAAAACCTAAGTAGGAATTGATACTACCTTCAGCAAGAGCTTTAACTGTATTATAGTCAGAGCTAGTTACTTGAGTAGTTCCTAATAGATCTGAGATCTGTTGTGGTCCACATACGACATATCTCTTCAATGAAGGGTCAACATCGTTGTTATCTAAGATTTTCTTCGCTGCTAAAAGTTTAGCAATCGTCAAACCGTCTGATTGGTCTGAAGTCGCAGTCTTTTGCGTTGAAGGTAAAGCTGTAGATGTACCACCAGCAACACCAGTATCAGCCGATGCGTTGAACGCTGTAATAATTACATC